GAGCGACTTGGCCAGGTCGTTCGAGACGTATGTGAAGGTGTCCAGCGAGCACACCTTCTCGAGGGCGTTGTCGAGAGAGCCCGTCCGAATCTTGAGCCGGTCGTCCGAGTAAAGAGCGGTGATATCACCTGAGGCACCGATGGTGCCACCAACTTGTAGGGTGTATGCGGAAGGCGCCGTGCCTATCCCGACCGAACCATACAGGTTGATTGTTTGGGTCGCTGAACCCTGAGTGAAACTCATTAATTTTAGTAAATATTAGTTTGGTGGTTGAGGCCACGTGAAATTCAAAGGACAACAGCCTTCAATGACCAAGTCTCTAAGCTGCTGACGGTATGTGGACCATGCTGCCTTTTTCTCGTCTGTAAGAGGGCTGCCAGGAATTTGAGTCCAGTCAGACTTGGTAAGGAGGTCATTTCGCTGTCCTCTAATATAAGCATATTCGCTTTTGTATATCACCGCCATCTTGTCAGTATCTGGTGACAATGTAAGGTCTTTATTTACTATGACTGCGCGATAGTCCAGTGGAGGAACCACCTCGATGTGGGTCGCCACTGGGTCTCGGCTTGGATCCACGTTTTCATATTCGTACATATGAGTCACTTTGAGAGTATCTGGACGGACAGCAATAAAGTAAGGCATCACGAGCTATAATTTATTATAGAATATTTTCCAGTCATTGTACCGCCGCTCACGTTGAATCGCATACGGTTAATTACTACAGGGGTTGGGTTATAAATTGTAGCCCTTCCAAATGTAGTTGAGGCTCCTAAACCCGCGTAGCACCCTGTAGCTGTCCATTCCCAGTGGTTTCGGCAGGCTTGAGCCAAACCCTGATTTCCTGTCAAACGTACAACAACAATAAATCCACCGACATTGTTACTAATAATTTCAGTATTATTAATAATATTTGCACCTGTTCCAGAAAAATTTGCTGAAGTCCCTGCTTGATACACTTGCCAGCCGGTTTCGGATGGAGAAGAAACAATACCCGCCGTGTCAATAACTTGAGAACTCATAACTCTCAGACCTGTAGTGCTGAAATACACAGACATTCTGATTTCAACCATGTTATAATTGACCAAATCAAAAATTACTGTGTCAAATGTGGTAACTCCAGTGAAAGTTGCAGAGGACACAAGGCGAGGCTGAATGAGTCCTCCTATCCGAAGAGTCGAAGATGCATTTATATCACCTACTGTATCTAGTGTATATGCTGGCAAGGTGGTCCCGATGCCGACGCTGCTGGCAGCCGTCACCTGTGTCGCGTTTACAAACGGCACAGACATGGTATCGCACGTGAAGGTGGTGGTTGTCGCGTTGGACGTTAGTCCGGCCGAGACGATATTTGTCGTCTGAATCGCGTTCGACGCAAAGACGTTACCGGTCACCATCAGACTGGCCGTCGGTGCCAGGGTCGAGCCTATACCCACAAATGGGACGTAGTAAATGGCGCTGCCGGCCGTACCGGTCCACTGTGACGAAGGGGCGTAGACAGTGCCGTTCTGCCGAAGACTGCCCGTAAAGTTGATGTCACCGACCACATGCAGAGGGTAACCCGGTGCCGTTGTCAGGATACCTACATAGCCACTCGGCCCAAGAATGCGCACACGCTCCTGACGGGTGTTCGCACCTGTACAAATTGATACACCGTCATAACCGTTTATAGATATACCATCTGGATTATTGTCCGTATTATGGTCGTATGCCAATATGGAACAATTATAAAAATTAGATGTCGCAAAGCCGTGTCTGAAAAATACACCATAATTTGCAGCACCAGTAAAAGTTGTAGGTGCGATGACTAGTGAACTGTCGGTAATGTCGAGCTTCACTTCAGGGGCATTTGTTCCTATGCCTACGTTGCCCGTGTTGTAATAAATATTTAGACCAGTTGTGGTCCACTGTGTGGTGCCACCGCCTCCGCTGACTGTCATGGTGCCCTTGACGACACAGTTTCCACCTACATAAATATCCGAAAAGATGTTGGATGTCAGGTAAGTGGCCATCCCCTATAGTTAGTTGACGGAATTTTCTAGGCCTGTGCCTCCGACCAATAGAGGTTGATAGCGACCGAGGTGACAGTTGCGGCGAACGGTGTGACATAAATCATGAGAGTGTCAGGGCCATCAGGGAACATCTGGTTCCCGCCAATGACCGTATTACACAGTTCCTTGAGCTGAGAAAGGTCGAGCTCAGTCTGTGCTGTTACAGAGTTTGCAAGCATACCGAAGATGCGCTCGCCAGAACCTGCTGTATAGCTCCCGGACACGCCTGACATTGTTGCGTACTGTGCGAAACTGGGCTGACCACCCTGAGCAACCGAGTTTATAGGCAGCCACGTGAAAGAAGACCCGGTGAACCCTATCGGGTTGAGGACACCCTGGACTGAAAGCACAGCACCAGTGCCCGCCATGGTGACGTACAGTTTTTGCAAGAGGAGCTGCGCACGGTTGAGCAAGTCACGTATTCCCAAGTCTCCGACAATACCGTTGCTCACACTCGGGGACAGGCGCAAGAAAAAGAGGGGATAGGATGTGCCGACACTCAGCGAAGGCGTCGTCTGAATAAATTGATAATTAAAAAAGTATCCACGGTCCTGGTCGAAACCACCGTCCATGATGAATGCCGAACCCCAGTGGGTCAATGAGGGTGTGCATGTACACGAGATGAGATTGACACTTGCTCCCAAGGCGTGGCTTGCAGCCGAGCCGGCCGAAAATACTTTATTCACATCATTAATGTTATAAGTCAAAGTTGAGGCACGTGTCAGAGCACTCAGAGTCGTACCAGCTTTTGAACCGTACCTAATAAATTCATTATCTATGAGGACTGTTCCGGAGGCTGGCCAGTACGTCGTAGCATCATTCAGATTAAGAGACAAATCAGCTCCGGTCATGGCAACTGACAAACTAGATACGGCCGAAGAAGTCTCTGTGATGAGCTCGTACCGTACAGGCATGTTACCGGTGCGCATATAAGCTTCGTCATTCACGTTGTTATTTAGGAAACGGTGAACCATCACCCAGTTACCGTCGAGGCCACGAATCATAAAGTCGACAAAACCAGCACCGTACCACGTATACTGCAGCCCAATCATCTGCATACGCGTCAGGTCAACGTTATATTTGCTGGGTCCTTGACCATTAATCGTATCGCGATTAAACAGTGTCTGTGGGACGCGTGTTTCTATAATTTTACAGACTTGAGCACCGACCGTAATTGACACGCCTCTGTAGGGTGGATTAAAGGTCAGAGATGTCTGAGATGCAATGGATGTGACCGTGTGTGTCATGCCACGCAGAGTGAAACGGTCACCCACTTTAAACTGGTCCTGGAAGCGTGTTGGGTTACTTGTATTTGACGAATCGTTTGTGAGTGTCTGACCGTACTGTGTGACGAGACACGTGCCGGCAATCTGGAAGGTGCTCGACCGCTTGACGACCCATAGGGTCTGGCCGTCGTACTCCCAAAACAGGCCGTTTTGGTCATCGAAAGGACCGGCGCGAACCGATGCTCCGTGCCACTGAGACATGACGAAACGCGGTTGGGTACCAAGGACAGCCGTTTGTGCGCCAAGTACCTTGCCTGCTAGAACAGTCACTGTCAAGTGGTCTATCACGCTTGTTACAGTATATGTGCCGTCGTAGCCACTGGTAGTCACGCCACGAATGATGATGGTGGCGCCGAGTTGAGGAGCTCCGTGCGATACAGCCGTCGTAATTGTAATTGTAGAATTAATAGCTGTACCATCTGCGGTGATACTGGTGATGTCGTTATTCGGGCAAAAGAGCGTACCGGACGACCAAAGAAAACCTTTACCTGACTGGTACCGGAACACTTTCTTTGACTGACGCACGACCGAAGACCCGTTGGCGGGCTGGACTGGTGATATCAAACAGCCACCGTCAAACGGACGATGAATCGCGTAAGAATATGGCTGGACATACATCGAGCCGCCCGTCGGAGTAGCAGCGGCTGACCCGTTCGGTGTAAATGTAAACTGATTGGGTGCCGGAGTTGTTTCTAAAAAAAAATTACCATTGGTCCCCGTCCCGGACCATCCTGTTGTACAAATAGGCGTACCGGCAACCAGACCGTGAGTTGTCGTAGTTGTTACGGTCACCTTGTCTGGGGACTGTGTCTGTGAAACAGAAGCAATCTGGAGCTTTGCATTACCGTTTGTGAACACACCACCCCTTCGGACAACTGCGTAGGCTGTAAATATCGAACCGGCCGGAGAAATTTGACCCTTTGCCGTAAAAGTAAAAGTACCTGAGCCTGTTCCGGTCACCAAAAAGAAACCCTCTGCGCGGTCAGCCGTCTTTGCGGAGTTGGCCAGACCGCTGATTGAGACAACAGAACCAACTGTCGGAAGAGTTGACGTGGTTGTTACAGTTATGACTGAAACAGTTGCCGCGTCAGTTGTAACGTTGGTCACAACAAGGTCCGTACCCGGAATTTCGTAAAATGAAGGAGTTTTGCGAACTTCCTGGTAGTTTTGCCACTTGGTCGACTGCAGACCATACTCGAAGTCGGCATCAATCACCGACTGGCCAAGTGACACACGCATGCGCTCGATAGCATCCGTGCCAAAATTATATGGTCGTACTTGATTATTTAGAACGTACGACGACATCTACTACCTGCTTAGATAAAAGACCAGCGACTATTGGCGCCGGTCCAAATAATGTTCAGGCCTGCGTAATTGAGCTGTAGAGACACTGAAGAATATCCGTCGAGTAAATCAGTTCCGGACATTTGTATTACAATTATATTAGTTGTGTTGGTACCGGCCAGACCTGACTCGTCCTTGATGGTGAACGTCTTGCCTCGCGTCAGAGTCGAGCCGAGTGGCAGAGTGACCGTGCCACCGCCAGTAAACCCTATGTACGTGTCGGCTGCCGTTGCCGTGTACGTTCCACTGAGCGCTGTTGCGACTCCAGCAACCACTATCGAGGCTGTCGCCATCGGCGTGGGGATGAATGAGCCTATGGGTGCGACACTCACGAATGTGCTGAGGGCCAACACAGAGACCGTTGTGGTTGTCCCTGGGAATGTAACGTCCAAGTAGTAAAACTTTGTAGTGTCCGTGATGTTGAGTGGTATGACGACCGTAGTGGAAGGGTCCTGTGCGTAGTTTGGTGCGTACTGGTAGACGTATGGCCCCTGGGTACTTGGCAGACTCGAGTCGGACGCAGAGGAACCAATAGCAAACTGTACAGCTGCATAGAGCGACGCGTTCAGGCACACCTTCACTTCGTACAAACCAGCCTGATAAAACTGAATATTACCGTTTGTAGTGATTTGCATGTTACTGCTCGCACCGGCCGCTGTCCAGTTGGCAGCTGACGTCATGCGAACGTGATAAGTGTTGGAGTTTATGGGGCTAGACAGAGTCACGGTTGTGCTCGGCACGACCAACAGACCGGCAGCCTGCGAGCCGACACTCGATATATAGTTACCGAACGGCGCAATTTGGATATATGTGCCAAACTGCGAGCCTGTGATTGATGCGCTGGCCGTCGCGTAGTAGGTTCCGGCGGTCGACGAGCTCTGTGTGAACACGTCCAAGTAGTACCAGAGAGAAGTGTTCTGAACATTTATCGGGATTGTTATGGCGGCGCTCGGACTTGTACCGGACGGTATGGTATAGACGTAAGTGTATGCGCTCGTGGAAGTAGGGAAGGCCGATGACGTGTTTGTACCGAGGGCTATACGCGAAACAGGGGCATTCATCGCCAAAACAGTTGTAATTTTGTAAAGCCCGGTCGAATTGAACTTTATGAGACCCTGTGCAGTCACTGAAAACAGAGAGACAAACCCGGTGCTCTGTGTGAAGCTCTGGAGTGGTACGTGGAACGCTTGAAGCGTCGGTGTATCAGTGCTTGTGGCGAAACTTGTAACCCCGGACGACAGAGATGACCCGAGTGTTAAAAGTATGCCTTGATTTGTCCCGGTCCATGCGCCGGTGATGGTACCGGTCGCCACCAGGTTAGTCGTAAAGACGTTTGTGGTCGTCACTGAATTACTGACATAGACATTACCCTGGACAAATAAGTTAGCCCCCAGTGCCGGTGGTGCCGCTGTCGTGCCGATACCAACATTAGGGCCGTAATAAATTGGATTACCGGCCGTCCCGGTCCACTGTGAGGAGCCGCCACCACCGCCAGTACCCCACTGAATTCCTGAACCCACTCCCCCGGTAGCTGTTAGTACCTGCCCAGCAGTTCCGCTTACACCCGCAATCTGAAGAGATGATGGCAAGTTTATATATGAAGTCACTCCAAGAGTTGATGTATTTGTCGTGAGCGCATTCATGGTCACTACGTTCGCCACGCTCGTCACGTTTAGGTTCACGGTGTTGGCCGTGCCGTACACGTTCAGAGCTGCTACGTAAGCAAGGGAACTCACGTTCAGCGTGGCCAGGTTCGATGCTCCAGTGACTGTCATCGACACATGATTAGCTGTCGCTGCATTTAGTGTGAGGATATTTCCAGTCACAGACACAATACTGCTTATATTCCCGGTCAGCACGTTAGCCGCCAGAGAGCTCAGATTCAGAACATTCCCGGTCACTGAGGCAAGGGTACTCACGTTCCCGGTCAGCAAGTTAGCTGTTAGTGAGCTCAGATTCAGAACGTTCCCGGTCACGGATGCAAGGGTACTCACATTCCCGGTCAGCAAGTTAGCTGTCAGTGAGCTCAGATTCAGAACGTTCCCGGTCACAGATGCAAGGGTACTCACGTTGCCAGTCAGCAAGTTAGCGGTCAGTGAGCTCAGACTCAGCACATTCCCTGTCACGGAAGCAATGCTACTTACGTTTCCTGTCATAACATTAGCGGTCAGTGAACTCAAGTTCAGAACGTTCCCGGTCACGGAAGCAAGGGTACTCACATTGCCAGTCAGCAAGTTAGCGGTCAGTGAGCTCAGATTCAGAACGTTCCCGGTCACGGAAGCAAGGGTACTCACATTCCCGGTCAGCACGTTAGCGGCCAGTGAGCTCAGGTTCAGAACGTTCCCGGTCACTGAGGCAAGGGTACTCACATTCCCGGTCAACACATTAGCCGCCAGTGAGCTCAGATTCAGCACATTCCCGGTCACGGAAGCAAGGCTTGAAACA